TTACGATGTCCTGGTTGAACGAAAGGCGTACTGGAAGGCATTCAGCAGCTTGGCGAATGCGCGCTTGCGGATTTGTCCGTAGGTTACGGCGCTGATTGGGGGATCGAATCGGAAATTGTATACCTTCGTATCCGTCATGCGGGCTTCCTTCATATATCGCTCGCGGATAAGCAGTTGCTCGTCCGGCTCCAATTCGTGCACGATGGATTCAATCAATTCGCAAAACGCCAGACATTCGCTTGCTTTATCTGTATTATAGACCGCTACAGCGGCAGTTGGGTCGCCGAACCGGTTGGTCGCGCCATTTTCTCTCGCTTCATAATTCGTTGTAATGCGCGCTTCGCGAACTGTGAACCTCATCACTTTACACATTCTGTATTTGGCAAATACCTCATCAATTCGTGCTTTTGCTTGCTTCACATCCATCGCTTCATGCTCTGGCATGTCCAAGAACCCCATCATCATTAGGCAAGGCCTCCTTCGTTTCCATTCATACTCGAGGTTGTGTACTTCCTATTTATCTATTGGGTCCAGCATCGAAATGGAACACCGTGGGCAGGTATTCCCATTATACCACAAAAACAGGAACATGTGTTCTTATAAATAATTAAAAACAAATCAAAAAGAAACTATAAAACGAGTTTAAAGCAAACGCATGTTCGCCGTTTTATACTATTAACGTGGACATCGTGAGCAGAAAGGATGCTGCATTAATTGTTTTCAAGCAAGCAGTATGACGCTCAACTCAGATGTCCGACTAGCAAAATTAGCAATAAAAACTTTAGCAATTTTCCCAGTAGATGAAGGGAGGTGATGTGAATTGATTGTATATCGCGACATCGTAGAACGATGGCTCTTGCCCATGGGGAAGGCATTGAACATGCCGATTGTTCCCTTGGACGGCCTAAGGGCGGATCAGACGGAACCGCTTATCGCGTATGACGTGGCTGAGCCCTACATTGATTGCTCGCCGCATCATGCGGAGTCAGAGGGGATGATCGAGAAGGTCATCGAAATGGAGTGGCTTCTTCTCATTTGCTCCAAAGAACGCATGGATATGGCGGAACGCTGCCGAGATTTGCTCGGCTGGCAGTGGACGGAAGGGTTGGAGTGCTTGACGACAATCCCAGCCGTGCAGGTGCATATTGGGCCCGCGCAGTGGAAGACGGAGCCGACTGCCGGACTAGGTCTCCACATTAGGCTCCGAATGAAGGATCGCTTTGAGCGAACCATTACGTTCATTGAAAAAGTGGAATTACAACGAAACGAAAAGAAGGAGTGATTGTTCATGTCTATTCAAGATGTGCAAGTAACGATTGATTTACAAAAGCCTACAGGTCGGTTGTCCTTCGGAATGCCGCTTATTATCGGGAAAAAGACCGGAGGTTCTGCCTATAAAGAATATGGGGATCTAAAGGCAGTCAAGGATGATTTCGCGGATACGACGGTGGAATACAAAATGGCGGAGGCGCTCTTTGGACAAGGTGACCGCTCACCGGCTCGCATTGCGATTACAGCTTGTGATGAGAATGAAGAACCGGTAGTTCGCCTTCGTTCTGTATTCGATAACGGCTGGTACTATCTGCTCTCCTCCGATAACAGTGAAGCTGTAGTTGAGGCATTGGCCGCAGAAATAGAGAAGGAAGATTACCGTCTGTTCTTTACCCGTGCTGCTGATAAGACAAAGCTTCAAGCGCTGAAGTCCAAGGCCTATACGCGAACGGTCGTGTTCTATCACACGGATGCCGCGGTATACCCAGAAGCTGCGCTCGTAGGTTCGGTTGGTTCCGCTGAAGTTGGCTCTGTGACGTGGAAGTTCAAGAAGTGCACAGGAATCGAGGCGATGAAGGTAACGGCTGGCGAGTTGATGGAAATCCACGACAGCGGCGCGATTACGTACGTGAACAAGCAGGGTGAGGCCCGCACTTCGGAAGGCAAGACGCTGTCCGGTGAGTATATCGACGTCATTATGGCGCGTGATTATGTGCGTGCCCGCATGGAAATGCAAATTCAGAATTTGCTTAATCAATCGAGCAAAATTCCGTACACGGATGCAGGAATTGTCCAAATCGAGAGTGCGGTCATTAATGTGCTGTTGGAATCTTCCCGTATGGGCATCATCGCGACAGACGACAGCGGCGAGCCGTTGTTCGGTACGTCCTTCTTGCAGCGCAATGAGGTGAATCCAACCGATCGCGCGAATCGCGAATACCGCGGCGGCTCGTTCTGGTTCGAGATCGCGGGCGCGGTGCATCAGGTGAAGGTGAACGGTGTTATCCGCTTTTAGTGGATCACTTTCCATCACGAAGCATGACGCTTCGATTTCTTGCAACCTTCTTGGTGCTAAAAGTGATTTGTTTATCACAAAACATTTTCTATTAAAGGATGGTGCTTATCTATGAGTATCGGTATTTATGATGCAAAGCAAGTTTCTGTAACAATCAACAACGGTTACCTTACGGGATTCGGCGAAAATACATTCGTTTCCTGTGAAAAGGACGAGGAGCAGACGGTTGCGCATGTTGGTGCGCGCGGCGAGGTAGCGATTGCCCATAAGAACAATCCGCTCGGAACAATTAAGTTGACATTGATGTCGACGTCGCCTCAGCTTCCGCTCCTGTATCGTCTTGCACGCGAGAAGAAGTTGTTCCAAATTTGGGTGAAGTCCAACAATCAACCAAATGAAACGATCGGCGGTACGCAGGCTGTTGTGAAAAAGGTTCCGGCGGCTACGTACGGCTCGGAGCTTGAGGATCGTGAATTTGAAATCCAAGTGCTGGACGAAAAGAGAAAACCCTGTAATAAAGCGGATATTCCGTTTTCTGAGGAGTGGTTTACCCACACGTTACCCACAATGATCTAGGAATTCATGAGTCGTTCAAATTTATCAGGAACAAGCTTTTTCCGCGATTGGGTAACGTGCAGATAGACCTGAGTAGTAATCTTATCGTTTTTATGTCCTAATCTGTCTTGGATGACAGCTAGATCTTCACCCGCCTCAGCTAATAGTGTTACGTGTGTATGCCTCAGGCTGTGCGGTGTTAGGGACGTTGGAAGTCCTGCGAGCGTAAGCAATTTCTTGAAATGATACTCTACCATGTTTATATTGCCTGGGTATCCCGGAAACTTCGAACTCCAAAAGATAAACCCCACGTCGTGCTTAATCCCTACTTCCTTCCTTTTCCGTTCCTGCCAAGCTAACTGAGACTTGATAGCTTTAATTACCGTTTCACCGATACTTACCTTGCGGATGGACGATTTATTCTTAGGCGGTCCTAGCGTATATTTTCGGACACCACCGATATCGGTTAATGTTTTAGTGACGGAAATGAATCGTTCACTTTCGTTGAAATCATCTATCTTGAGTGCCAACAACTCCCCGATCCGTAGTCCTGTGTAGGCAAGGGCAGCGAACAGGTTGTAGTTCTGGGTAGAACCTCGAAACCTAGCGGTGTTCAGTAAATGTTTCAATTGTTCTTTTTCTAAATATTTTGGCAAGTCTGTTTCTCCAGACTCGATCTCCTCGAGTGTTTGTTTAAATACGGGGACTTTCGATCCTTCTGTGGGATCATTGGTAATTATTTTTTGTGAACGGCATTTCCAAACATCATACGTGCATTACTATGGTATTCCTTTAATGTCCCCTCCTCTCGCCCTTTCTTCTTCAAGTCGTTCAGCCACTGCTGATAATCATCGCCTGTTATTTCTTTGACTTTAGTGTCCTTACCTAGAAACCTCTTTAACGATGAGATTACAGTCTTTTTGTTGCTTATTGTGTTTCCCCTGGGGTCATTTTCTATAATGTAGTTCTCTAACCAACGTTCCAGCCACTTCTCTAATGTAATTTCCTTCTCATCAACCAACTTTCCCCGTAACTGATCGGCTCTTATTAATATCCCAGCCTCGTAAGCCTCCTGAGCTGTTGGATATGCTTCCGTTTCCTTTTGTTTCCGTTTCTTTTTTCCGTCTACGATGACAGGCACACTGTACCTATATGTGTAACGACCATCTCGTTCTCGGACTCCGGGCGGGAGTTTCTTCTTCTTTGGAGCTTTTTTTTCCATCTCATTTCCTCCGCATAGAATGTATGTTCGGTTAAATGCGTATAATAAACAGCCTTACGGCTGGAAAGCGCGAAGGCGTGGTGACTATGAAACGCCTTTGTAGTAAGAAACCATTTCATCTGGGATCTTAATACGGCAAAAATAATTAAAAACAGATTCACCATCGTAAATTGTATCGTTTGCCGTGAGCAACTGTACTGCGAAAATATTAGCCTGTCGTTCCTGCTTGGCGGACAAAAAGAATGTATGGCTATCAACAAAGAATCGGTTAACGCCAAAATGCAAGAGGTCATGTCCCAACTCGTGTGCACATACGACACGCTGCCATTCCTCGCTAATTTTGTTATTGATAACAATGTAGCGCTGCCGGAATTTTGTATAATACATTCCGAAAGTAGAATCCCCTAGATCCTCGAATCTCAATATTATTCCTCTTAGTTTTGCTATCTCGAAAGGGCAATTTGTCTTATATTTCTGCATCAATATCCTGATAGCCCGATTTATCATGTATACAAACACTCCTCAGACAGTTATTTTTTGTATCGTCTGATTTCTCTTTATAGCGCTTGTTTGTAAACTTTTCCTTGCTTCTATGCTTCGCATCCCAGAAGAGGGCTTCAAGAACTCGCATAACTTTCTCCCTGTCCTCCCCTTCGATTGGTACGCCGTCGAACATTAGACTCGCATCATCTTCGAGCATCTTTTTGAAGTCTCTTTTGTCTTTTTGATTGGCCCATTCAGGGTGGTCTTCTTGGTGTTTATTACCTGTGATTCGATCTAAGGGGACGCCAAAATAGTCTGCAATGACCTGGAGAGTGCTGATCTGAGGGTCTTTTGTTCTGCCTATCAAGATATTTGTTAACGTCGTGTAAGGTATGTCAGTATCTTTTGCTAGCTGATAACGGCTTATCTTTTTAGCTTTCATCAGCGCATCGATTCTTTCAACAATGCTCACCATTCCACACCTACCTAATTGAGTTATAACCCGATACGGTTATATTACATGGAGATAGTGCGATATGTCAAGAACAAAAGAGTAAGATGGAGAAAAAAGGGTGTTGTATTACTCATACGGGTTATTATCGGGATTGTATATAACCCGTATGAGTTATAAGATATGTTCAGGAGGTGAACGACAGATGGGAATGACAATCGCAGAAAACGTCCATAAGCTTCTTGAAGAAAAAAGATGGACTGTTTACCGTCTTGGAAAAGAGAGTGGGGTATCTCTAACTGTATTGTATGGTCTCGGTGCGAAAAAGCAAGGCCCTAACGCAGAAACGTTGGTGAAGTTAGCAAACGCTTTAGATGTAACAGTAGATGAACTTGTAAGGTAATTTTTTGCAAGGAAGGAGGTGGACATCCGATGAAGACACCGACAAACTACTTGCCCCTTGTTCTAACCATTAAGGATGCTGCAGAGTATTTTCAACGCTCCACCAAAACAATAAGACGGCGAATAAAGTCTGGCGAACTCCGCAGCTACAAGGAAGGTCAGGAACATCGCATTCGTCGAGAATGGCTACTTGAATACGAACATCGATTGATGGGGTAATCGTCATGATTGGTATCTACTCTGTAACGAGGTTAATTCACTATCGTTATGGTCGATAGCGGACTTGACTCTAAGCTAGTGGTCAAGCGTTCATGTGGTTAGATCTGAACTATTGAACATTCAATTGAATTATCAGAGGAGGAAAGAGTCAGTGAACAAAGATAAATTCAATTCATCCATGAATGATTGGATGAAGGCACAGCAAAACAAACCTGTTATTAATGGTACAACAAACATAGGTGGTATTGAGGTGCCAAACATCTCTGGAGGTTTTGGAGATGACAAAAAATCAATGCTTGTCAAGGACATTGCAGCGATTCATGGTAGACAGTTGTTTAAAGTCAATGAAGCTATCAACAACAATGAGAAGAGGTTTGTGTATCGAGTGGACATTATTGATGTAAAGCGTCCAGAGTATAAAGAATTCGCTATCCTTTTGGTGGATAGCGGAATAATGACTCAAAATGCAGTGAACGCAGCCAACAATATCTTTATCCTTTCGGAGCGCGGATATGCCAAACTTCTAAAAATCTTTGATGATGATCTTGCTTGGGACAAATACGAGGAGATCATTGATGGATATTTTCGAAAGAGAGGTACTACCCCAAACGTTGATGAACTTAGCCCAATTCTTCAACTCATGATTAAAAATGAACTTGAACAAAAAGCCTTGAAAAGAGATGTCGCAACTTTACAGAATGGGCTTGATACACTGACAGAAAATCTTACAGCAGTCCCGGATCCAGCGAAGGTCAAGGATCTGATAAACGAGTACCAACGATGGACAAGGCTTGAATATGACCAAATATATTGTTCAATCTATGAAATTATGCTAGACCAACACGGCTTGGATATACCACGGAGATTGAATAATGAGCGTGAACGTATTGATGTAGATTACTTCGAACGTACTGGTCGGCATTATGCCGAAAAGACACTGAAGCAAAAGGTAAGCGGAATCGACGTAATGGTTCGTATGGGTGTTCTGGACAAATTTCATTCAATTTTGGTTGGTATGTTAGCCAAAGCAAAGAGTGCAAACACCAGTATCCGACAACATTACTGATTTACTAAATAGAAAAGGAGTTTTTTATATGTCAACTATCCAATTGAAAGAATCAAAAGCTAGAGAAGTTATGCATTTATTCGAGGTGATGAAGAAGTACAATGCAAAATGCAGTTTGGAAATAAACATCGGTAAACACAATGATCCTTTTGTCGCAATTGCTCAAGAGCCTGTATCAACGGAATATTTCGTAGAAGAAGAAGGGGAAGTCTTAGTCGTAAGTCTTGGGGAAACCGATTTAACGTTTGATGTTGATTCTCATTCGTTCGCCAAGGAAGTTACTGACTGCCAGATCCTTATATGTATAGTGAATGAAGAATACGCAGCCTGGTTTAACAGTGATGCATTACCTCAAGAAGCTATTGAATTAGCTAATGGTTGCGATGATACAGAAGATGAAGTAATCAAGTTGAACGTATTATCAACAGATTTCGATGAATCACTAAACTACATGAATCAATTGTTAGTTGAAGGAAGAGTCATTAAGAACGCGAAAGTATTGGGCGGCGGCGAACAAATTTTAACTGTTGGATACATCAACGGTAAAGAGTCATGACTTTACCCGAACTTGCTCGCCTATGGTTCTACCGTAGTCCGCTGCAACATGCAATCATCGTTCGCAATATCTGCGAGAAGAAAGAAAAAAGACCCTTTGCAGAGGGTCAGCTTGAAAACAAAAGTTACGGCAATTGTATACAAAATTTTGCTCCTTTGCAATAGGAGGGAGAAATCACGTGTCAGAAATCAAGTGGATTAAGTTAAGTGTCGGGTTATTTGACAACAAGAAAATAGAGGTTATAGAAACCCTTCCAGAAGCAGATACGCTCATCGTTATTTGGCTAAAGCTCCTTACTATGGCTGGAAAGTCTAACGCTGGCGGTTCAATCATGCTTACCGACACCATTCCTTATACAGAAGACCAACTCATTTCATTGATGAACAGACCAATCACAACCGTAAGGGCTGCGTTCAATCTGTTCAAACAATACGGAATGATCGAGATTTGGGAAGATGGTCGGGTTTACTTATCTAGTTGGGAGAAACACCAAAATGTTGACGGTATGGAGCGCATTAGAGAGCTAGACCGGAATCGAAAGAGGAAGCAACGTGAAAAGCAACGCGCGCTACTTCTTCAAGAGAGTGGAAATAGTCACGTGACAGTCACGGGACAAGTCACAGAATCAGACGTGACAAATCGTGACAGTCACGCAACAGATATAGATATAGATATAGATATAGAAAAAGATAATACCTTATCTCATCAAAAATATGATGAGGGAAATGTCTACTTTCAAATGGCATTATATTTTCATCGGAAAGTGATGGAGCATGCAGAAGCAAACAAGGTTGCTCATTTGATAAGAAAACCCAATATGCAAAATTGGTCGGATGATTTCAGAAAGATAATCGAATTAGATAAACGTGATACCAAGGAGCTTCAAACCGTTATCGACTGGTGTACAACAAATTCATTTTGGAGTTCTGTTGTTCTAAGCCCCAAGAAGCTCAGGGAGAAATACACGGAACTTGGCTTGCAGATGAAGCGAAAGCCTAGTTCAAATACAGCGAACCGGACAGATGCCAACAAAGATTTATTACGGCGCAGAATGGAGGAGGTACAGAATGAGTCCGAAGGAGACACTTCAAATCCTTTCCTTGCTCTCAACGGCGTACCCGACGGTAACCCTAACGGATGAATATATCAAGCTTTGGGAAATGATGATGCGCAACGTTCGTTTTGATGTAGCTATCAATAACCTTACTAACCATATTCAAAATTCAAAATATCCGCCTACGATTGCCGAGGTTTCGGCTTCGTCAGGTAGTGTAAACGCAGAGCGAAAGAAGCAAGAGACAATCGAACGACTGGCAATGCTTGAGGGCTGGAATAGCGCCGCTTGCTTGCCAGCAGGAGGGAACCGGAATGATTAGTCAATTCGCGAGTATTGAAACGGAACAGTCGGCACTTGGTTGCATCCTTGTCCAACCGGAATTGATAGAAAGCAGCCGTTTGAAACCGGAAGACTATTATTACGCTGGACATCGATTCATCTTTGAATCTATGCAAGGGCTGAACGACGAAGGAAAGCCCATTGATGCAATTACACTCGCTGATAGGATGGGCAACGAATTGATGGGGATGGGTGGCGTGTCATATCTGACACAACTGAGCAACGCCGCTCCGTCCATCTCGAACTTTGATTTCTATGAAACTATCATATGGGAATCATCAATGCGCCGTAAGACGCTAGAAACCCTCAAGAAGAAGTTTGATGAGGGAAAAGGGGTAAATGATCCAGAAGAGTTCTTAGCGTCCATACAGGACGAAATAGAAGCCCTAGCGAAGCAAACCGAGCCGACCAAGTCATTCAAATCTATGGGTGATGTCCTAAACAATCACGAAGACATCATAATCGAGCGCCAGAAACAAAAGGGTCTTACAGGCGTGAAGACGGCGAGTTCTGCAATGGATAGGCTTACTGGTGGATACCAGAAACAAGACTTGGTTATTATCGCGGCTCGGCCTTCCATCGGAAAAACGGCGTATATGCTGAACGATGCAATTTCGGCGGCTCGTTCTAAGACGGTGGATGCGGTCGGCATAATTAGCCTTGAAATGCCAGACATGCCCGTAGCTGAACGAGTTGTATCGGCTGTGGGGCATATCGATGGCATGAAGATTAGAACCGGATTGCTGGCAGACGATGAATGGGGAAAATACACAATGTCGCGCCAGATAGTAGCTGACTTACCGCTATGGATTGACGATTCCCCGGGCGTAACGATCCAGCAGATTGCCGCCAAGGTGAAAGCGTTCCGCAAGCAGCATGGACGAGTAATCATCTTCATCGACTATCTACAGCTTATCGACGGCGGGAAACGTTTCGCGAATAAAAACGAGGAAGTGGGCTACATAAGCGGAAAATTGAAGCAGATAGCGCGGGAAAATGATTGTCCTATTGTCGTCATTAGCTCATTGAGTCGAAGCGTAGAGCAGCGGCAGGACAAGCGCCCGATGATGTCCGACCTTCGGGAATCTGGGAAGATCGAATTTGATGCCGACATGGTAATTTTCCTGTACCGCGATGACTATTACAACGCAGATACCGAGAAGAAAAACATTGTTGAAGTCATTGTTGCAAAGGGAAGAAACACCGGGACGGGTTTGATTGAGATGGTCTATTTCAAAAACTACAGTAAATTTGCTGATATCGAATATAGCGGTTCGTAAGGGAGGGCATGAAATGATAATACAGGGGGATTGCAGACTGGTAATGCAGAGTATGAATCCCGAACAATTTCATACTTGTGTCACTTCGCCCCCTTATTGGGCACTACGTGATTATGGTGTTCCTCCTAGTGATTGGCCAGAAGTGACTTACACACCTATGACGGGAATGCATTCTATAACTGTTCCATCTTGGACGGGCTGTCTAGGACTAGAACCAACCATAGAAATGTTTGTTGCGCACATGGTTCTGATATTCAGGGGAGTCTGGCGAGTCCTACGAAAAGATGGAACGCTATGGTTGAATTTCGGGGATTCGTTCGCAGGTAGTGGGAAAGGTGCTTGGAGAAACAAAGAACGTCAAAAGGAAACTTACATTGCCGATCCAGACAGCCCACAATGCAAGGTTCCTAAACTACCAAGCGGACTAAAATCTAAAGACCTAGTTGGAATTCCTTGGCGCGTTGCATTCGCTTTGCAAGCTGATGGTTGGTATCTGAGAATGGATAACATTTGGAACAAGCCGAATTGTATGCCGGAAAGCGTCAGGGACAGACCTACGAAAGCGCATGAATATGTTTTTCTATTCTCGAAATCAGATCGCTATTATTACGATGCAGAAGCGATAAAAGAGCCGCTAGCATCTTCAAGTATAAAACGACTATCGCAAGATATAGCTTCTCAGGCCGGATCCACAAGGGCGAATGGCGGAGCTAAAAAGAACGGCAATATGAAAGCCGTTGGAGGCTCGAAAGGGGCATTTGGACAGCCTCAATCTAGGAATAGAAGTGGTAACAAAGAAAGGAAATATGGTGATCAGCGAGATCGTCCCAATTCACATCTTGGCACGTCCGTTCCGTGGGAAGGTACGAAAAGGAATAAACGATCAGTCTGGACGGTAGCAACATCTAAGACAACAGATGCACATTTTGCAACATTTCCAGAAATGTTAATAGAACCATGTATTCTTGCAGGTTCGCCGGCAGGAGGAAAAGTGTTCGATCCATTCGGGGGATCCGGCACTACGGAGAAAGTATCAATCAAGCATCATAGAAAATGTACATCTATAGAGATAAATCCTGCTTACATCGAAATTGCTGAAAAGAGAAATGCGGTTGTTCAAACTGTACTGAATTTCTAACTCAAAACAAAAGGGAGAGTGTTTATAAATGGACTTGAACAAAATGGTGCAAGACGCATTGGCTGGTATCCAAAAGGAACAGGTTGTGGAGCAGTTAGTTCGTCAGAAGTTGGAAAAGACGTTGGCTAGTGTTGTTGACGACGTATTGAGCAGCTACAGCGATTTTGGCAAACAACTCAAGAAGGAAGTTGAATCTCAACTCGATATCAACCTTAAAAAGTTGGATATCCCAACTTACAATCAAATGGTCTTGAATGTTGTCAAGGAACAACTGGATAAAGCCGTTACAATCCAAGGTGTCGAAAAGATCAAGGCTCATATGGATGAGATTTTGTGCGGAGCAGAGAAAGAATATCGTCTTTCGGAAATTATTGAAGCCATGAAGAATGAGGCAACCGAGTATGGCGACGTTGATGATAATGAAGTTTCTCTTCATGTCAGAAAAGGAACTGTTTTATGGTTCATAGATTTCGATCCAGAAGAAGACAAGCTACCTTACGATTGTAAATACCAAATTTCAATTCTAGAGCCTAAGGGCGGGAAAGTTGGAAAAATCAACACGGTTAAAATCCATGACAAAGAACTTAATAACAACGCGATTATGGGTGGGCTGCATGGGCTAGAAGCAACTTTGTTCAAAATGTTTACAATTGGTGCTGATTTGGTTGTGGACGAGGACAATGTGGACATGTATTACCCACGCGAAGACTGGTAAGAGGGAAAACATTTGAATCAACTTTGGTACGACGAAAAAGAGAATTGAATTCGTTGAGGGCTTTTATAAGCCCTCTAGGGGAGGTACTGAAATGCTGCATGATCTTAAAATCCTGCCAGAGTATTTTTCCGAGGTAGTTGAAGGGAATAAAAAGTTCGAGGTTCGCAAAAATGATAGAGGTTATCGGACTGGTGATGTATTGGTATTGCGCGAATGGGATTCATTGAAAGAAGAGTACACAGGGGAAGTGTTCTGGTGCAAAGTCACTTACATCCTCAAAGACTCGCCGTATCTGCAAGATGGATTCGTAGTATTGGGTATTTCTCACTTGAACGATGTCGGGCAGCTAACCACGCTGCGCTTCGATTCCTGGTCTGAATTTATCAAAGCTTTCGGAACTACGATGATTAGAGAACAGAAGCTGTTCGATGCAGTTATGAACACGCTGGGAGCTACCAGCAAGGCGGCGGCGTATACAGAATCCGCAACCATTCACCACAGACTACGAACGGTCATTAAGGAAGCATATGGGGGTGATATCTTTGAAACTGAGCGCAAAGAAAAATGACCTGATAAAATCCATTCGGTGTATGACATTTCCTAAGTCAAAGCTGCTTATCGAGGCGGCAGGCGGCACCGTAAAGCTATCTAGCTCAGATGATACCGTTGTAATCAAGTCACAGGTGGACGCAGAGATTACCCAAGCTGGAACCTGCTGCGTGGCAACTCCGATTCTATTAGATATATTGATGAAAATCAGGGGCGACAAAATTGATCTTGAGGTAAAAGAAGGGAACTTGTGCATCAAGGGGAATCGCGCTCAGATTGTAGTGGCGTTGTTGGACGTTGAATCATTCCCATTTAATTTGTCCGAACCTGATACATGGAGCTTCACCATTGATTCAGATGTTCTAAAGAAAGCTATTAAAAAACGGCGCACGCTATCATCACCGAAAAAGTTCCGAATGCCCTTAAAGGGATGTGCATAAAAGCAGATGGTTCTATTCTTACATTCTCGGGATGCGATACAAAGCAATTCGCAATGTACACCGTAGAATTGCCGAGTCAAGAGAATTTCGTCGCCATCATTCCGAAGGAGCATTTGAAATTAATTGAAAACATTTTAACTGAGAAAGAGATTAGTTTCGTTGTTTCTAACAACTTTGGAGTGTTTGCTACAGAGACACATGTTTTATATACAAGGTTATTGAACGAGAATTACCCACCAGCGCCACCCGTTTTGAGTAAGGAGCCAAAGTGCCAGGTCGAGATAGAGTCCTCGGAGTTAATTAACTCAATCGAATTGGCAACTATTACGGCAGACAAGGCTTCCAAGGGAATTAGAGCCGTATCAATAAAAACTGTTGATGGTGGCATAGAAATAGCGGCTCGTAACGAACTGGGGAAAACAACAGATTTCATAAGCGCAGAAACACATGGCGAGGAAATGGTTTGTGCTTATGATTCGGGTTACCTAATCCATGCACTACGAGCGGCAGATATGGCAAAAGTAGCACTTGGATTCGTAGGAAAAAATGGCCCAGTAATAATAAATGGTGATTCCAGCAGCTTTTTAGTCGGTGCAGTTTTAACTAGGGAGGTGTCTTGATGGAAGAGCAAATCGAAATGGTGATTAAGGACGGCGTTCTCATTATCGAAGGTGGGGAGGACGAAGAGTATGGAAGACTTGATTCCCAAGTACAAGAAGACGATCAAAAAGTTAATGCTGGCGAAAGAGTCAGCGCATGACGAAGTCGAGAAAAAAATGATTGGCGAAATGATATCCAGTACGCAATTTTCGTTGGATTGGATTACAAAGGGGTTTCACCCCGAAAATAGAAGGGGTATTCATCGGAGATCAGTTGCACAAAGGACAATCCCAATAAATCCACTTTACATGCAATCGTTCGCTTCACCCGGATCGTGTGGGAGTTATACAACACTTTCAGACTATCAACGCTTTCAGATCGAGGACGCAATGTCTGAACTGACCGAACAAGAACGGCAAGTATTCACCCTTCATCGCGGGCTAGGGTTTTCCCTTAGACAAATTGCTCTCGAAATGGATTTGACGAAGAGTTCGGTTCAAACATGCTTAGAACGAGCAGAAGAAAAAATAACTAGGAAGAAGCAAAACAGCTTCTTCCTAACGGGATAATGAGGTAGTAAGTCGCTGAATTAATCAGCGGCTTTTTTCTTTCGGTTGCAAAAAAGACTCCTCATGAAGAGAAGTCTTTAATGCCGAGTTTTTCTTTCAAAGCATCCTGCAGCGTCTGAGAAAAATTGATACCTTCCTGCGAAGCTTCATCATTTAACCACTTAGGAAGGGTGACGGTCTTGTTTATAGCCTTATTACGGATGCGTTCGCGAACAAAGTCGGTATTCACTTGGATTAGAGACACAAATTCACCAGCTTCCAGTTGAACAGAGTCCGGCTTCGATGATTGCGGTATGTTGTCTTTATCCTCTTCCATAAGGTACAGGTGACCACCAAGGGCATCTTTAGCCATGTGGAGAGCTTCTTCGATTGTGTCGCCTTCTGTGATGCATCCAGGAAGATCAGGGAATGTGACAGTATAACCGCCTTCTTCCGGTTCGCCAGGGCTGAATACAGCAGGGTAAATGTACTTACTCATATATATTAACCTCCTTGGAAGGCGGGCTATATTAGCCCCGCCTGTTTGAAGATGCTTTCTCTTGTTTTCCGTCTAATGTCTTTCTTCGGGTGAGGGACGGAAACCTTACCCTTTTTGGTTGGATGCTTGAAGTGATAGTGGTCACCTTCTGTATTTTTATGTACCCAACCATCAGCTTTTAGGATTTTGATGATTTCACGTGATGAGTATGCTTTATCTAGGTTGACCATGTTGACCTCCTTTCTATATTCATTATAACACATGTAATAACACGTGTAAATAGAAATAACACATGTTTTTACACGTGTATATGTGGCGCGGGCGAATATATGCCTTTTTTGTCGTACGGTTGCCACCTATATGTGAAAGCCTAAAATCATTAACAACATAACCTTTTTATAAGCCGTCTCTTCGGGGGCGGCTCCTCTATTAGTCGCTTAATACGAGCGGCTTTTTATTTTTGTACAGAAAGGGTGTGAAACCATTGAATCTATTGGCGTGGTTGGTGAAAGTCACCGCTTTCCGTAATCGGGACATCCCGAGGAATCGGGGTGAACGTAGGCATGGCAAGAAAACGTAACACCATATTGCTATTTGCAGAAAAGCAAGACAAGAGAGAACAGCCCGAAGGCTGCAAAGGTTGTGAATGGGGTAGATGGGATGGCGTCGCACAATTTTGTCTAAGACCAATCCCATGTCCGCGCAAGGACGGTGTTCGCAAATGAACACAGTACAACCGATTCGCGACCATGAACTATTACAGGACATCCTTGATTACTTGGAGAGCACGAACTATCGAAACTTCATTATGTTCCTTATAGGTATCGACACCGGGCTTCGGATTAGTGATATATTGCGTTTGCGAGTCAGGGACGTTACAGGCTCACACATTTCTATTCGAGAAAAGAAGACAGGAAAGCAGAAAAGGATACTTATTACTACAGAGTTGAAACAAAAGCTCGCCCCATATATAGAAGGCAAGCCGCCGAACGAGTTTCTAATACGTAGTCGCGAAGGGCTTAACAGGCCAATCACGCGCGAAATGGCGTACAAGATCATCCGTGCTGTTGGCGACGAGTTTGGTTTGTCGGAGATCGGATGTCACACGCTTAGAAAAACATTCGGATATATCTTCTACAATGTCACGACGAAGAAGGACATCGCTCTGTTGATGAACTATTTTAATCATTCCTCTACACAGGAAACACTTCGTTATATCGGGATGACACAGGACACGATGGACATGGCTCTTAAACGGCACAGAAGGTGATCAGTTCCTCATATATGGAATAGGTTAAACTCGTTTAACTGAATAGTAATAAAACCGTGATACGCTTGACTTTTCTGTTATCTATTGAGTTTAACAAAACCCACAGTATGTGTAATTCAAACAGGGGAAAATGTTCACAATTAAGAGGTGCATTTTGGTGGGATTGTCACCCAAAAAACCATGCAAAAAACCGGGGTGCGGTGAACTTACGAGAGAGGGATTTTGTTCCGAACATGCCAAGTCAGCAAGGAAGTATGACTGCGTTCGCGAATCATCATCCAAGCGTGGGTATGGCCGCCGATGGCGAAAGTATAGGGAAGATTACCTTGCACGCCATCCGTTATGTGTATGTGATGAATGCAGAAGGAAAGTGGTTCCCTTGCCCGCCGATGTAGTAGACCATATCCAGCCTCACAAGGGAGATTACAAATTGTTCTGGAACCCAAAGAACCACCAGCCAATGAACAAGCGCTGTCACGACAAGAAGACAGCCAGAGAGGACGGAGGGTTTGGTAATGGATGAATTTAAGTTAGGGGCTAAACTGCATTACTTGGAACAGTTAGTCAAGCTTGTTAATGCAGATTTCTTAAATGGTATGGGGAGGGCTAGGCTCCTCGATAAAATTGACGTAGTATGCAATTCCATTGAAGAGGATCTATGTCTAATAGATATCAGTCAGTGAAGAATCTCGCGCATTGAATGGAATGGAGGAAGACGGAATGAAGATACACATTGGATCTATTGTGCTGGAAGGTACGCCGAATGAGCTTGTGGAGTTCCAACGGTTGAGTGACTTGCTAGATGCAGATGCAGGGCGCAAAACGACCGTAGTTAATACGCCTCAAGTTAAGGTTTCAAACGATTCGGTTCAAGCGCTCACAAGTGAGCTTATGGGCGTTCTCAAGTCATTAACCGGAAACAAAAAAGTTTCGGTCGAGGGTTAGGCAGCAGCCCCCCAGGGGTCGAAAAAGTGGAGGTGTCTCAGCGTAGACCGCGTGCCCCTCGCTCGTGAAAAAAAGTCCCCGTGAAGAAATTGGGAGAGTGGAGGTGTTAAGTTGGGCAATCCTGTTATTAATTTCAACCACATGAGAGTGGGAAAAAAAGGCGGCGGTAAGAACTGGACGAAAAAGGAAGTCGAGTCCTGGGAAGAAGCCGCTAAAAAATTCACGCGTAAGAAAAAACTCAAATTGCGCATACCTGATTGGCTGGATGATTCAGCAAGAAAGATATGGCGCAAGACAGTCAAAGACATGGAAGAGTTCAGTGTGCTTGATAAAGTGGATGAGGATGTGCTAGGCATTTATTGTGACGCAGTTTCAAAGGTGCAAGAAGCCAATCGCCTCATTGATCAATATGGGTATACGGAAATCAATAGATCAGGCGTAAAAGTACCTAATGCATACGTCCAAATGTCTCAACGTTACGCGAATATAGCGTTGCAGTATTCGAATAAGCTTGGACTTAATGCAGAATCACGCGCTCGACTGGCAAAACGTGAGGCGGACAGTGAGGCGGATGGAAATGCAGACCTCTTCGATTGATTGGGAGGACGTGCATCCAACCAACCGCTACGCAGTCGAAATAGTTCTAGGGATTCGAATGAGCTGCGAATTAGAACGCCTTTCCTGTCAGCGACATTTGGATGATTTGCAGCGTCAAGCAACGCCGGAGTTCCCTTATGTTTTCGACGAGAGTAGAGCGGATCGAATCTTTGAATGGTTCGAACGCTGCTGCCGTCATGTTAGGGGGCCATTTTCCGGGCAACTGATAGAACTTCTTCCATTCCAAAAGTTTGATCTAGGATGTCTATTTGGCTGGGTTCATAAAGATACTGGTCAACGCCGTTTTTCTCTCGCTTATAACGAGCGTGCCAGAGGGAACGTAAAATCTACTGAAATGTCGGGCGTAGCTTTGTACGGAATGTGCAGTGATTGTGTCTATCCACCCGGTGATCCGTCTTTTAAAAGATATGAGGATATGCCAGAAGTGGAATGCGCAGCGGTTGATAAGCAACAAGCTAAGCGGGTTTGGGGCGATGCACAGAAGATGGGTGAAGGTAGCCCTGATATAGCTAAGCGCTTGCGAATTAAACGAACGTATATTGAACATGCGACTCGGGGCGGCTGGTTGCGTCCACTATCGAAGGACACCAAAAACAAGGATTCTGGCGCACCATGCATTGTTATTATCGACGAATATCATGCTCACCCAACTAGTGAAATTGTAGATGTGTTGTTTTCTGGATTCGGGAAGCGGCTCCAATCACTCATGATTATCATCACTACAGCGGGAAAAAACGCTGAAAATAATCCTTGCAAAACAGAACGCGATTCATTGGAGAAGATGCTGCGTGGAACAATTCCTATGATTGAAACAACTTTTGTTATGATTCGGACATTGGACAAAGGCGATGATCCACATGATGAGGAAAAGTGGGTGAAAGCCAATCCGATATTGCAGGAAGACAACGAATATTCCCGAGTTCTGCGGAAGCAGATTAGAACTGAACATGATGCGGCTTTTAACTCCGGTGATTCTGCTAAAATACGTGAGTTTTTGACCAAGCGCGTGAATCTTTGGCAGTCAGATTCTGAGAATAAATATATGTCTGGAATTATGGACAAGTGGAAGGTGCTCGCAGTGTCGCGAGATGCCTTTTTTGAATTGGTTCGTGGTTATGAGACGTGGAGCGGTTTGGATTTATCTAAAACAACAGATTTAACCGCTGTAGGCTATGTGTTCCGATTACCAGAGGGGCGTTATGCTGTTACTGCTCATGGGTTTATGCCTGAGGAGCGAGCAAAACAGCATGAACATAGTGATAGAGTGCCATATCGTCAATGGGCGAAGGAAGACTGGTGTACACTTACGCCCGGTGAGGTTGTGGACTATAGTTTCATTCGCTCACACATGGAGAAGATGGAACAGGATCAGGATTGGTTTGTAAAGGAGATTTGCTACGATCCATATAACGCAACTCATTTCACGCAGCAGCTTGAGGCTGAGGGCTACGAACGGGTTGAAATCAGGCAGGGCGTTCAAACGTTATCAGAGCCAACGAAATTTTTCCGTGAGCTTGTGCTTAAAGGCTTGATTGTTCATGACGGCAGCCCATTGTTGACTTGGTGCTTATCAAATGCAGTTGAAATAATCGACAGTAACGGCAATATCAAACTGAGCAAGAAGCACAAAGATGATAGTCAGCGTATCGACCTGATAGCCGCAATCATCAATGCAATGGTGCGCGCAATGGTTGGAGATGGTCGGATCGACTTGAATGGGCATATCAAGGATGATGAATTTTCATTCTAGGGAGGGGGTGAAAGTTTGCGGATAAAAAAGTTTCGTATGGGATGGCTCCCTTCCTTGTTGAAACGTTCCGATACGTCAGATTTGAGGAATCTTAAGTCGTGGTTTTTGGATTTGTTTCGGGGGAGCGAGACAACTAGCGGGGAATGGGTAACTAGTGAATCATCTCTCATGAACAGTAACGTTTATACTTGTGCCAGCATCCTAGGTGGAGACATTGGTAAATTGCCGATCCAAGTATACCAGAAGACGAAAACAGGCCGAAAAAGAGTCCGAAATCACCCTGTAGCGCAAATACTTGGAGTTCGAGCTAATCCCTACATGTCGGCATATACATTCAAAGAATTGATGATGGTTCATATGGTGGCTTGGGGAAATGGCTATGCCAACATCGAATGGCATACAAGCGGTGTGCATAACGGAAAGCCCAAGGCATTATGGCCTCTCGATCCATCTAAAACGGATGTTCATGTCGATAATGTGACTGGCGAGGTATGGTATGTTACAACGTTGCCGAATGGCGAAACGCGAAAACTCAAGCATTGGGATGTCCTTCATTTTAAGTCCATTAGTAAATCTGGGCTTAAGGGGATTACTCCTATCCAAGTTATTCGCGAGGAAATTGGCGCCCAACAATCTCAAAAGAAATTTATTGGTAGTTTCTACGGCAACGGGACAACAACAGGCGGAATTCTGAAAACTCCGACTCCGCTAGACAAGTCAGCAAAGGATATAGTTCGGGATGAATGGCAGAAGGTAAACTCAGGTCTGACCAATGCACACCGCGTGGCTATTTTGGATGCTGGTTTTGACTATCAAAGTATCGGGATGCCGTTGGCAGATGCTCAGTTTATTGAAACCGCGAAATTTGGTATATCGGAAGTATCGAAGATATATAAGATACCGCCTTACAAACTTGGTCTTACTGACATGAAATATAGCAATATGGAAAACTTGTCGCTTGAGTATGTAAAAAGCACCTTACAACCAATCTTTACGAACTGGGAGCAAGAAATAGATTGGAAGTTGTTCGTTGAGTCAGAAAGGCGAACTTATTACGCGAAATTCAATGTTACAAGCGAATTGCGCGGCGATTCAAAGAGTCGAGCAGAATTCTATAAAAATATGATCCAAATGGGTCCTTATTCAATCAATAAAGTGCTTGAGCTGGAAGACGAGGACAGCATTGGTGAATTAGGGGACAAGCATTACATGAGCCTTAATTTCACAACGCTTGATATTTTAGAAAAGTACCAGCTCACGAAGGCAGGGATTAAGGATGCTGACATTGAGGAAGGGGGTGAAGATGCTGAGGACGATGGACAAGGAACGACGGCTGCTAACTAATAAGGTTGAATTTAGAACAGATAATGATGACTCATCGCCGCGAATTGTTGGATACGGGTTGCGGTTCAACGTCTGGTCACAGGATTTGGGCGGATTCATTGAAAGGATAGATCCCAAGGCTCTTAATGGCGCGGATATGTCCGATGTTCGTTGTCTGATTGATCACGAGAGTGGAAAAATAATCGGAAGAACAACGTCTGGAACACTCCAACTATCCGTAGATGAATTCGGTCTTAGATATGATGCAGATCCGCCAGATACAACATACGCTAATGACTTGATTACAGTTATGAAACGCGGGGATGTTAATCAATCGAGTTTCGCGTTTAGAATCGATTATGAAAACGGTGGTGACGAGTGGGATTACGATGAGGAAAAAGGAATCCACCTTCGAACAGTCCGCAAGATTAAACGAATATTTGATGTAAGTGTGGTCACGTACCCTGCTTATGCGCAAGCTGAATCGCTGGTATCCAACCGCAGTTTGGAATGTTATCAAAACGAGCTGCGCAGGAAACAAGAACAAGAAAAGTTACTTCTCGAAATCGACCTTTTAGGAATCTAGGAGGACGATTTTTTTATACCCAAAATTCGAAAGTGAGGAATTAATATGGATCAAAAGGAACGTGAACTACGCCAACAGCTGGCAACAAAATTGGATGAAGCGCGCAACCTTGCTGCAGAAGGGAAATTGAATGAAGCTCGAACTGCAAAGGATGAAGCTCAAGAGCTAAGAAAACAGATTGACTTTTTAACAGAATTGCGTGAGACAGACACGCCCGTAGCAACAGATCCTGTTGTTGAGCCGGAGGCTCGCACAGATGGAGACAAGAACAAGGCAACGCAGTATAGAATGGCGTTCCTTAAATCACTTCGGAATAAACCGCTAAATACAGAAGAACGTGCGCTGATTGAGGAAGGCATTGAGGAGATTCGTTCCGGAATGCAGGGCGGAGTTGATGAAGACGGTGGCTTAATAGTGCCGAAAGATATCGACACAATGATCCGCGAATTCAAACGTCAATTTGTACAATTGGAGAGCTTTGTTACAGTAGAGCCAGTTTCTACGCGTAGTGGTTCACGAGTAATCGAAAAAAATGCGGACATTACATCGTTCACGGAAATCAACGAATTGACAGATTTGGACGACATGGATAATCCGAAATTTTCGTCACTCGCATACCTCATTAAAGATCGTGGTGGCATCCTTCCAATCAGTAACAGTTTATTGCAGGATACTGATCAAAATTTGATGAGTTATATAGCAAAATGGATTGCGAAAAAATCTGTTGTAACGCGGAATGAGCTTATTCTATCTTTGCTCAACAAGAAAACAAAGGTTGCCATCACGGGGATTGATGACATTAAGCGCGTGTTGAATGTACAGCTAGATCCTGCTATTAGCAACAACGCTGTCATTTTAACCAATCAAGACGGGTTTCATTTCTTGGACATGCAAAAGGACAGTGAAGGGCGTGACCTGTTGCAAACAAACCCGACGAACCCTACTCAGAAAATGCTCAAAGGCAAGCCGATTATTGTCGTCTCGAACCGTTGGTTGAAGACGGTTGATAAAAAGGCTCCTATTATTATCGGTGACCTGAAAGAAGCGGTTGTTCTGTTCGACCGCCAACAATATTCCATTGCATCAACAAATGTAGGCGGTAAATCATTCGCTCGTAATTCTACGGATGTTCGCGCTATCCAACGCGAAGATGTTCGAGAATTTGATATGGAAGCCATTGTTTACGGCCAAATTACAGTTGCCTAGGAGTGATAGCATGTACACGACAAAGAACTACAAGGAACCCGGTGGCCGCCGTTGGGTAATCGAAGGCGAATTGGCCTTGGTAGGTGACGGGCGCATTACAAAAGATGGTGAAGAAGTCTTTTTTGGTGTAGGCCTTCCATCTGATAGAACTGCCGGGCAATCAGCATATGAAATTGCAGTGAAACATGGTTTTGAAGGCACCGAGGAAGAATGGCTCACTTCTCTGATTGGCTCGACTGGCGAAGCGGGAGTGCAAGGGGAAAAGGGAGAAACAGGCGCTAAGGGTTCAGCGGGGGCAAAAGGTGACCCCGGATTTCCTACTAAAGAAGAATGGGACAAATTAGTTGCCCGTGTAGAAGAGCTTGAAGGGGCAAATGGAAAGAGTAAGGCGGAGCAGACGTGATGCTCACCACCCTTGAAAAGTTCAGACGACATATGGGTGATATCGGGACAGATGATGAGCTAACACTATACCTAATGGTTGCTAGTCAAGGGATTGAGAATTATTGCAGACGGTCATTTCGAAAGCAAACATACACGGAGCAGCTTAACGGTTACGGCGAATCGCCTTATATCAATTTGAGGAACTACCCCGTTCACGATGTGGTATCAGTGAAATCTAGCAACTCGGTTGTGACTGGTTTTGAAAGTGTTGGTGAAGGCCGTCTCTATCGCTCTTGTGGATGGCCTAGCGGGAAGCATAACCTAACCATTACGTATGTTGGCGGGTATGTACTACCAGGAGAGGAAACCAAAGACGAACCTAGGACGCTCCCTGAATCATTGGAATTTGCTTGTATTATTTACGCTCAGTCATTATACGATAGTCAATTCATACCGACTGGTATCCAGACGGAGCGATTAGGGGAAATGTCAGTCACCTATGCCCAACATCAAACGGACAAGAGTAGTCAAATGCCGCCAACAGTTGTATCACTAATTAATCCTTATGTGGGGCGGTGGTACTGATGCGCATCAAGCTTAAGGTAAAAGAAGACAAGAAAGAGTTCCGTAAGCACAAGAAACAGGCTGAGAAGCTTTCACGCTCCCGTGCAGAAGTTGGATGGATAGGTGATAGGGAGCAGGTATTGAAAGCCGTCTTTAACGAATACGGCGCCAATATACCTGTGACCGACAAAATGAGAAAAAAGCTACTTACGATGGGTGTTCATCTTCGAGATGACACCCATTTCATTTCTATCCCGGAGCGTCCTTTCTTACGCGCCGGTTACGATGCATACGAGAGAGAGCTGAACAAGCTCATGCAATCACTGGTGGGACAGGCGCTTGACGGAACCATCACACCTGAGAAAGCATTGGAACGTGCGGCCAAGGAACTCAAGAAGCATATACAATCGCACATCGAGAAGGGTTCATTCGCACCCAATGCGGAGCTAACGCAAAAGCTCAAAGGTGGCAACCATCCATTGATTGACGAACAGAAATTGATGGACACATTGGAATATGAGGTGCATATGAAATGAATCCAAGGCAATTTGAAGGATTACTGCGCCGCTTTCGCAAGCCGTTTCAAGTGGTTGTAGAATCAGAAGGGCATTGGGATCAATCAACGGGTGATTGGATTGCTGGAGGCGAGACGGAAACAGTAACAGATTACGGGGCGATTGTCGCCCTGCCAGAACGGGTGGTATTTGCTTCTGGTGGTATGTACACCCAAGCGGATCGTCACTTGTATACGAAGCGCAAAATTCCATCGCAAACCGAGGTTACTTACGAAGGTGTGAAATACACCTCTCAAGACGATAACGATTACGCCGGGTACACGACTGTAAACCGATATGTGCTGAAGCGGGTGAGTGTGCATGATTGATCACCAGAAGATTAAAGAGGCGTTCGTCGGTCATTTGCATAAGCACCTTGGAATACCTGTTATCATGACGGATCAAGCAGCGCCACAGCCTCCATATCCTTTCATTGGCTTTACATTTGTAGCGCCATATATCGATAGGTCACCGTACGGCAACCATTCCATTACGAACGATCGTCACAGGATCGAGAAAATAGCAGCAACAACGATTTCGATCACTTGTTATGCAAAGTTGGCGCAAGATGCTTTTCGCATATCTGGACAGGCGAGAGACTGGTTTCAGGGGTATGGCCGTGTATCTCTCAAGGATCAAGGTATTGTAGTTGTGAAATTGGAAGAGACGACGGCGCGGGATACGCTGCTTACTTACGAATACGAGCGAAAAGTTGGCTTTGATGTTCAACTGCGAATGATGGATGTAATTGAGTACAAGGAAGACATGATCGCAAAAATCAAAACGAAAGGGTGAGTTATTTGGGTACACTCAAGGACGTTACAGTTACAATCGATCTTGTCCAACCAATCGGGAGATTGGGATTTGGTACACCATTGATTTATGGCTCTAAGGCAAAGGGGCATGACCTGAAATATTATTATGAACTGGAAGAAATCAAAAAGGACTTCACAGATAAAACGCCCGAGTATGAAGCGGCAAAAGCGATATTCGAACAAGGGGATAACCGCCCTGCAAAAATCGCGATTGCATGCCGTGATTCAGTGGTGAAAGATGGGCTTGTTACGGATGCGCTCGAAACACTACTCGATAAAGATTGGTATTTCCTGATTAGCACTAGTGCCGTAAAAGAAGATGTTTTGAAGATTTCAGAAATGATTGAGCTTGATGGTTCGAAGATGTTTTTTACGAGAACGGATAAAGTCGAGGATGCCGCAGAGATCAAGAAAGCGGGTAAGGAACGAACCGTTGTGGTCTACCACAAAGAAGTAAATAAGTACCCGGAAGCGGGCTTGATCGGTGCAGTCGCTGCGGCTCCCGTCGGCTCGGTTACTTGGAAGTTTAAAGAAATCAAAGGCTTATCACCTATGGAGCTTTCTACTGGTGAATTAACGGCCGTACATGAAGCTGGGGCAATCACTTATGTACAGAAGGCAGGGCGTGGTGGAACCAGTGAGGGGATAACATCAACTGGTGTGTACATCGACATCATTCACGCTAAAGATTACGTGAAGTTCAACATGGAATATAAGTTGCAGCAATTACTCAACAATACACCCAAGATCCCATATACAGATGCAGGGATCGCCCTTATCGAAGCGCAATGTACAAGCGTGCTGAAAGAAGCATTTAACAATGGGGTTATTGCAGCGGATGAAAATGGGCTTCCTCTGTATTCGGTGAACTTTAAGAAGCGCAGCGAGATTCCTGCTGATATTCGAGCGAAGCGGGAATACAACGAGGGTTCGTTCGAATTTGAGCTGGCTGGTGCTGTTCATGGCGTGAAAATCAAAGGGTCGATCAGATTCTAAGTGAGGTGAAATAGAACATGTCAACTAATTATGATGCAATGGACGTAACGGTGATGGTGGACGAGACGTTTATTACGGGCTTTGCTGACGGGAGCATGGTCGAAGGGGAGAAGGACGAGGAAAACTTTTCTGCTTCGGTCGGAGCTCAAGGGGATGTGGTTGTAAGTGAGGTAAACAACCCACTTGGAACGATTACGATCACGTTGCAGCAAACATCTCCATCCGTCTCCTTTTTGAATAAGCTTGCCAATACGAAAAAAGAAGTTCCGGTATGGGTCATTTATAACGGGACACCAAAGGAGAAGTTCGGTGGCAGCCGTGCGCGAATTAAGAAGCCGGCTACATCGAGTTACAGCAACGAGGCAGAGGATCGAGAATTTGAATTACAAGTATTCGACTATACGGTAGAGAACTAAGAGCCGCCATTACAGCGGTTCTTTTTAATCCAATTAGACAAAAGGAGAAGTGATTTACATGGCAAAGAAGCAAGCAACTGAAACAATTCAAGGTGTAGAGTATACATTCCAGCATCCAGGCGTGCGCGAGTCGGTGCGACTGCGTGACCGTTCCAAAAATAAAGCAGGGCAATTGGTAGAGGAAAAATACTACAACGAACTGATGACACACGTAATTGTGCAGCCGAAAGTAAGCTGGGATTACTTCGATGAGCATCCAGAAGCATTCGATGACGTGATGCTTGCGGCGGTTGAATTCTTGAATCCGCCCAGCGACAAGTAATTCAGAATATAAACAACGCGCCAAGGAGAATTGGATCTTCTGGCGCGTTGTTCTTTCCGACGGAGGGATCAGCTACGGCGATGCAGCCGAAATGGATTGGGATGAGCTGTATGAAGCAAACGCAGCAATTGACATCTTAGCCGAGCAGCAGAAACCAAAAGGCAAGAAGGGGGCGAGATAATGTCACTCCGCAAAATGACGGTAGACGTTGGATATAACATCAGCACAAGCCCTCTTGAAATGCTGGACAAAAGGCTAAACAAGCTATCTGGTGTAAACTCGAAAGTTTTTGACCGAATGGATACAAGTATGGGGAAGGCTGGCAAAGCCATGCAGGGCATGGCGGATAAGTCTTCCGGTATGACAACGGCGGTTTCTAAGTCGCAAGCGGCATCTGAGCAAGCGGCAAAGGCGGCACAGAAAGCAGCAGCGGCCAATGAAAAACTGACAAAAGCATCTGAACGCGTTAAAGCTGCTAACGAAGCAGCAGCCAAGGCGACCGAGAAGGCTAGAGCCGCGACTGCACGGGCTGCTGATATCGCGATGGTATCGACGAGCGCCCAAGAGAAAGTGGTCAAAGCTGTTCAGCGTGCGCAGTCAGCCAATGAAAAAGCTACTGCCGCAGCCGTTCGCGCACAGAAAGCAGAAGAAAAATTCCGGATTGCTCAAGAACAAGCGGCGGCTGCTGGCAATAGGGTTAAACAGTCAGCCGCAAGCGTTACGGCAGCTGTTGAGAAACAATCAAAAGCGGCTTCCCGCGCAGCTCAAGAAATGTCTAAGTTGCGTGACAAGTACGGTGACTTCTCAAGAGGCTCCTTAAAGGCGCTAGATCAACTCGATCAAGCATCGGGTAATGTTCGAGTAGCTGGTGTAGCAATGGGGGCTGCTGGCGGCATTCTGACCGCTGGGATCGGCTCGTCGATTAAATTGGCAGCAGATTTCGAATCGTCTATGTCACGTGTCGGTGCATTGTCAGGGGCATCCACCGAGGAAATGCAGCGCCTTACTGATACCGCAAAGCAACTCGGCGCCGCAACAGTATTCACGTCCAGCCAAGCAGCAGAAGGCATGCAGTACCTGGCTATGGCTGGATTTCAAACCAATGATACGATTGCAGCCATGCCAGGGCTGCTTGATACTGCCGCGGCGGGACAGATCGACCTCGGACGAGCGGCAGACATTACTTCCAACATCCTTACGGGCTTTGGTATTGCAGCAAAGGATACAACAAAGGTAGCAGATATCCTGACCGCCACATTCACCAACTCAAACACGGACTTGAACATGCTGGGCGATACCATGAAATATATTGCTCCTATCGCTAAAGCGTCCGGTCAGTCGCTTGAAGAGATGGCCGCAGCAACTGCGATGCTCGGTAATGCTGGTATTCAGGGTAGTGAAGCGGGTACAGCACTACGAGCAAGCATGATTAGATTGGCAAAGCCGTCGAAGGAAGCGGCAGACGTTCTGGATCAATTAGGCGTCAGTGTCGCGGATCAAGCGGGAAAGGTTCTGCCGCTTTCTAATGTGGTCGGGCAGTTTGTGGAGAAGACAAAAGGTCTGACAGACGCGCAAAGATTGGCCGCAGTATCTACAGTAGTCGGCACCGAGGCAGCAAGTGCCTTCCTTGCTCTGATGGATTCAGGACAACCAGCGTTGGAAGCGTTTCGCGGAAATCTTGAAAAGAGCGGCGGGGTTGCGAAGACAATCGCAGATAAACAGCTAGATAATCTCAATGGTGCAATGGAAAAGGTAAGCTCTGCTATGGAGGGCGCAAGGTTATCCATCGGGGAAACATTTATTCCAGTCCTTACAAAACTAGCCGAATACGTCAATGGCTTAGTTGATAAATTCAACGCATTGCCGGATGGCCTAAAACAAGGCATTGCTATTTTCGCTGCAATCGCTGGAGCAGTTCTGTTATTAGGTGGGGCTTTAACGATTCTAGTATCATTCATTCCCAATGTTGTCGCCGGGTTCAAAATGCTATCGGCAGTTCGACCAATCATCATGGGTTTATCGGGTCCGATGCTGGGAATCATTGCAGTGGTTGCTGCGGTCGCTGCAGCTGCTTATTTGATTATTAAGTATTGGAAGCCAATAACCGCGTTTTTCAAAAACCTTTGGACGTCTATTTCGCAATGGTTTACGGATTCTTGGAACTCAATCTTGGGCTTCCTTACAAATACATGGAATTCAATCAAAACCACTGCCATAACCTTATGGAATTCAATCGTCAGCATGGTTGTGGCGATAATTTCACCATTCATTGAAAATATCCGAGCTTCATTCGCCCGAGTCGTAAGTGGTGTCCGGATGATTTGGGAAGGGTTGAAGATATATTTTAGTGCGGCATGGGAAGTGATTAAAAACATCTTCCTCGGCGCAATCCTGTTGATAATGGATCTGTTCACGGGCAACTTTAGCGCCATGAAGGAACACGCCGTACAGATTTGGGAAAACATCAAGGGAGCAATTGGACGGGCGTGGGAAGGAATAAAACTCATCTTCTCCGGTACACTTGAGGCTATCAAAGGCGGCCTTGACGGAGCATGGGAAACCATTAAGACAGCAACAGAGACTGTGTGGAATGGAATAAAAACATTCTTCTCAAACACATGGAACGGCATAAAGGACACGAGCACTAGAATCTGGGATGCCATTGTAGAAGCTATACAAGGCGCTATTGATTGGGTTGCGGATTTGCCAAACAAGATGTGGGAAATGGGCAAGAATGCGATTCAAGGTTTTGTGGATGGTGTGAAGGGAACTGTCAGTGCTGTGGGTGATGCGGTATCAAATGTAGCGAACACCGTCAAGGACGGTATCACTGGCGCACTAGATATTCATTCGCCTTCCCGTGTGATGAAGAAGCTTGGACAATATACATCCGAGGGATTCCAGATAGGTATCCAAGATAAAATCCCGGAAATCACGCACGCGGTGAATGGTATGGCATCGGCTGCAACTTCACCGGAAGTATCACAGCCGGATACGCAGGGGCTGGCGCCAACATACAGTCATAGCTCAACGCAAAGCAAGAACGTTATTTCGCCAAAGATTGAAATTAAAATCGAAGGCGGGCAAGGCGCTGGTGCTGCAAAAGATGTGGCTCAAGAGGTAAAGAAAGAGTTGGAACAACTATTCAAGTCATTTGGTATAAAGAATCCGCAATATATCGAGGGGTGATAGATACATGGCGACTATCGACGGCATTAGCATCCATGTGACGAGCGAGAAGCCGTCATACTCGGTTAGGGTATCTACATACCCTATCGAGGGCGGGGCGGCAATTACGGATCACGTAGAACCGCAATTGATCACATTGAACATTACCGGGCTACTTATAAATGACGCGTCCAAAATACGAAATGAGTTGCTTGCAAAAATGAATGCAGGGGCTACAGTCAAGTATATTGGCCGTAACTCCTTTGTAAACTGTGTTATCGTCTCCTTCGAGAGCACGCACGAATATACAAATGCAGCCGGCATGGGATTTACAATGCAGTTGCAGGAGATCAAAAAAGTAAAACCGTTGTTTTCGAAGAAGCTCCCCACAAAGACGCAAACGATTGTAAAGGTTTTGAATAAGTCAGGCCGCAAGCAAACCAAGACAACAAAAAAGAGCAAGAACCAGAGCAAAGGAAAAGGGAAGTCGACTGGAGCCAAGGGGAAATCAAAAAATAAAGGACCAACAGGCAAGAAGCACACTGTAAGGGACAATCAAACATGGGAGGCGCTTGCTTATACGTACAAAGTTCCCTTGAAAACATTACGCTCATGGAATCCACAGATACCAAAAGGAACGAGACTTAAACCAGGTATGGTTGTCATAGTCGGATAGGAGGCGTTATGGAGTTCATCCCGATTGAAAAAGAGAACATACCTTATCAATTTGACATAGCGCTCGGCGTAGATCTCTTCTCATTCGAAGTTAACTACAACGAGCGTTTTGATTTTTTCACAATTGATCTTATCAAAGACGATGATGTTTTAGTTCAGGGTGCGAAGCTCGTATATGGTGTTCCTGTCTTCACTGGAATTGAAGATCATCGTTTCCCTGTCCCTTTGATCGTTCCGTTTGATGAAGCTGGCAAGGAAACGGCCGTGACATGGGACAACTTCGGAGAAACTGTGTTCCTTGCATATGGAGAAGGAGAGGGGGAAGAAGATGAGTGAATCATATGGCCGTGTTGTTGAGCTAATAGTAGGCGGGAAAACATTAAAGACACCAGATCTTGAAATTCATTTTGATGTTCCATTTTCAGACTCGCCAGATCCAAATGAGGCGCGGGTTGATATTTACAATCTGAGCGATAACACGATAAACAACATCGCCCATTACTCAAAAGTTGTGCTGAATGCAGGATATAAAGGGGATGTAGGAACAATCCTATCCGGGTTCATAGCGTTTTATGAAACGCGGTGGGATGGTCCCGATAAAGTAACTTCGTTCACTGTATTAGATTCAGAGCCTTTAGATGAACGGACAGTGCCCAGTATCTCCTATGCCAAAAACACAAAAGCATCCACCATTATCAAAGACTTGATGAAGCGAGGCAAGTTGTCTGCTGCAGCAATGAATTTAGTAAAGGATGTCACATACAGCGAGGGAATGACGGTTGAAGGTTCTGTTATTGAAGCTATCAAAAGGATAGCGGCGGACTGTCAAACGTCATTCTATATTTTGAAAGGTCGCTTGTATATTCGTCCACTATCACAAGGAGATGTGACAAATTTTGTTCTTTCTCCGAAAACAGGGCTGCTAGGCACTCCCACCTTCTTTTCAGATGATGGCGGGGCAGGATTCCAAGCTCGATGTCTGTTAAACCATCGGTTGACCACCGGAAGCTTGATTACAATAGAAAGCCGTGTTGTCGAGGCTTCAATGCGAGTCCGAAGCGGACGACACTCTTACACTGGAAGTGACTTCACAACAGAAGTGGAGGCGGTGTTCTAAATGGCGAAGCTAGATGAAAGCTTGAATGGGTGGCTTGAAAATGCACTACGGCAGCTCCACACGTCCACTATTGGGAAAGTGGAGGCATACGACAGGGTGCGGAGACGGGCAACTATTCAGCCGCTTATCATGCAAAAGATGATGGGAAAGCAGCCGTCACCACACGCGGTTCTGACTGATGTGCCAGTAATGTTCCAACGTTATGAAATAGATGGAGCCGAAAGGGAGTGCATACCTGTTTTAAAGCAAGGCGATGTGGTTCTACTCGTATGCGTGGAGCGAGCTATGGATCAGAGCTTATCCGGTAGCATAGCGTTTCCTGACTCGCGCCGGAGACATAGCTTAACGGATGCGGTCGTGGTCGGGGTGATATCGTGAACAACTTCAAGTTAGACGAAACAGGCGACATTGTGATCGTCAATGATGATATGCAAATGGTATCCGGGAAGGATGAAGTTGTTCAGCAAGTCCGTATCGTTTTGGGCACGAATCTGAATGAGTGGTTTTTAGATCCGGAAGCGGGTACGGATTATGATGTTCTGTTGCAGAAGCAACCGAACGAGGAGGCCATTCGCGCGGCTGTGTACGCCGCTCTTGAGCAGGTGGAACAAATACAGAAAGTCGATAACATCGAAATTAGATTTGACCGTGCAAACCGTATGCTCTATATATCCTTCTCTGCGACTGCGACAGATGGAGAAAAAATTGAAAGCGAGGTGATATTAGATGCTTGATGAAAAAGGTTTCAAACGCATGCGATATAGCGATCTATTGGAGCAGATGGAGGAACAGGCTAGGGCGAAATATGGGGAAACGGTGAATACATCGGCACTATCTCCGCTCGGGATGATCTTGCGAATTTTCGCCTTCTTCCTTTCCCACGTTTGGCAAGGGGCAGAACAAGTTTATTATAGCGGTTACCGTGACACCGCCACTGGCGTATCGCTTGATAGAATTGCTCCGTTAGTAGGAATCAAGAGATTTCAGGAGCAATTCGCATATGGCGAGGTATCGTTTTCTGGCACTCCTGGATATACGATCTATGAAGGAACAGTGCTCGGGACGACATCGGGCAAATATTTTAATCTCACTGATGATATCACGCTTGATGATACAGGACGGGGCGTTGGAGAAATCATGGCGCAAGAGCCGGGTAGTGGTTGGAACGTAGCGACCGGAACAGTGATCATGTTGCTGAACCCCGACACAAATATTAAGAGTATCACAAACGAGCGTCCAACCACTGGCGGGCGAGAGAGGGAAACGGATTCGGAGTTCCGCACACGATTCCAACTTTCTGTCGCTGGCGGAGGTGCTGCATCGGTCGATGCTTTGCGAGGAGCTTTGTTACGGCTCCCGAGCGTCCGGGCAGTCGCCGTCATTGAAAATAGCTCACTTACAACTGATGTAGCAGGTAGGCCGGGTAAGTCATTCCAGTGCTATGTGCTTGGCGGAGACGAACAGGAAATAGCGAACACCATCTTTGCAACAAAGGCAGGGGGAATAGAAGCGCACGGGGATATAATCCGTGATGTAACTGACGTTGCTGGCTACATTCATAAAGTGAAATTTAGCCGCGCAGAAGAAGTTCCTATGGATGTGAAAGTCAAGATTAAACGAACATTTGAATTTCCGGCAGATGGGATCGAGAGGGTGAAGAATGAAATAGTCCAATACATCGGCGGAGAGTTTGATGGCAAGTATTATAACGGCTTGTCAATGGGTGCGGATGTGGTCTATAACAAACTAATTAGTGCGTTATACAAAGTGCCAGGTGTTGATGATGTTGAGTTGTTATTGAATGGCAACGCAAAAAACGTTGATATAGCAGCTCATCAAGTAGCGAGAATCAAAGACAGCAATATAGAGGTGTCCCATGTTTAGTTTTAAGGACATGTTGAGAAGATTTACGGACGTGTACAACAAAGATCCCAACAGCAATCTAGGAAAGTTAGTTTCCATCCTGCATTATCAATTGCAAAACGTCGAACAAACTCTTGTAAAAGTGGATGAATGGCGTGATTTGGACAAGGCACAAGGTACAACATTAGATAAGATAGGGGAAAACATAGTGCAGCCTCGCGGGGCTTCTACCGATGAAATTTATCGGATCTTGCTGAAATCAAAGGTTGCCAGAAACCTATCAAAAACAGACATTAACACAATTATAGAAGTATTAGCACTAGCACTTGATTGCGACTATCAGGAAATACGGATCGAGGAAAAGTATACCGATCAAAACGAACCCGAACCAGCAGCTCTTTCCTTGCTACGTGTGCCGATAATGCGGCTAAATGAAGTTGGAATGTCTCCGTATCAGTTTGCGCAGGTAATCCAGAAGACAGTAGCCGCGGGAGTCCGAGTGTCGCAGATTGATTTATCCGGTACATTTTTATTATCTTCTAGGCGTTCAGAAGTTGAAAAGAGTAAATTCGGCCTCTCAGATATTGGAATGACAACTGGGGGCAAGCTTGGCACGGTATTTGTGCCGGGTAATGATTATGAGTTGCCGATTTAAGGAGGGACATCATGGGATTTGAAAAGCAACTTCCAGAATGGAAAGCGACAGGGATACAACCGCCAGAATCCAAGAGGGCGAAGGGATGGGAAGTAGAAGACAGACCACCCGCAGATTGGCTAAATTGGCAAATGAACACGACTTACGAGGCGCTGAAAGAACTTCAAGAGAATGCAGCTGAAAAAAAAGACTTAACAGCTGATAAAATTGGCGCGGTGAAGAAGGCAGATTTTGACGCGTCAGTGATCGAATCGAAACAGCGAGAAATCGAATTACAACCAGGTATCCAAATAGTAGATGCACCGGATACTGTACCGTTTCGCGTGGGTGAGATTCGCGGTCGCACGTTGATCAACCTACTCGGGAGCTCCGGTGGTAAGAAACGAAATTTAGAAACAACAGAAACTAGCACTACCGCATCGTTCAGCTTCGACCCAGTTAAGGTTACTGGGGGGAAGGCTTATCTCGTAGTAGGGAAACTCTATAATCGGGACTCGGCGTATATCAAAATAGAAGCGATAATGGGAACTACCGCTAAAGAAATCGGAAGCTTTACCGATCGTCAAAAAACGTTAACCATCTTTAAGGGGCTACTTTGCGACCAAAACGCCACGAGTATGACAATCAAGGTAACGATCACCGCGCCAAGTGGGAGTAAAAACATCTCAGGTGGCAACTTTGAGTTAGTACGCGTTTATGAAATCACCTCGTCAGATTTGGTAAAAGTAAACGCCATGTCAGCCGAACAAGTAGCAGCACGCTACCCATACGTAGACAGCATGACCAACGTCACGAATCCGTATGCTATCGCGACGGGTGGAAACCTATTGCCTCCGTTTACGGAAGCAACGCTGTATCACGGTATAGGTCAGTCGCCATCGAGTTCATATCAGGCGGTATTAAATGCAACAGCAGATAGTATGGGGTGGTCATTCCGCGTACCGTGCGTGCCAAACTCCCAATATACGCTGACGGTTGAACATGATGGTGCGGTTGCCTTACAGGACATGGACATCGACGGGAACCTGCTTCAGAACTCCGGGTATGTTGTCGATAAGGAGTTACACATTACCACGCAGAAAAATGCAAAATACGTAAATGTAATCATAGGTAACGGTCCGAAAGGAGCTGGATCCTATACGTTCAAAAACCCGATGCTCGTTCCCGGCGATAAACCGCATCCATTTACGCCGCAATCTCGAAGCATGTGGGCAGCCGAATGCCAGCTTGCTGCTAATCCGGTGGACGGGACGAATACAGACGTGCTTTACGTGGGTGACGATGGATTACCGTATGTGCTGGAAAAGTGGGCAAAGATAACGTTGGACGGATGGCTACCGTGGGAGCATGTTTCTTATGGAGATAATACTTTTAAAGTCGTATCTATAGCGAAAAATAAGACGTCGTATCCTGATAGTAATACTAACTGGTCTGGGGAACTCATTAAATACGACGGTACTAAATTAAATCTTTTTAATTCGACTAATAATGGTTGGGGAAAAGATGAATTTGCCGTTGATATTAACAGGATTCAGTTGACGGTATCCAACACTGACAGCGGATGGGGCGACAGCTACACGCCGACAGCCGACGAAATCAAGGCGTATTTTAACGGCTGGAAGATGTTTGAGTGGGGCAAGGATGTAAGCGGAACATTTAACGGAGGAACTGGAACAAAAGCATGGGTAATGAGGCAGGATGATGGGACGTATGGTAATGGCACGCATACAACTGTACCAACGACACAAGCGCCAATCAACAGTCAATGGCAGCCATACCGTCTCCAATATCTAAAAGCTAAGCCAACCGTAGAGGCCGTCAAGAATTACGAAACTGGTCTGACGTTCTTAAAAGGCTGGAATATGGTTGAAGTCGGCAGAGGCATTGTGATCCGTGAGAAGACGAATCCATATCCAAACGGTGACGGTACATATTCTATAAATACATTATCGAACCCGACAAAGTATCGAGTTGATTCTATGTCATCTGTGTTCCGAAACAACATGAGAGATGTTACGTATTCGCTTGAACGCAGGAATCCGAAATCAGAGTATGTTGGAACATTAGGGTATGGATTCGCGAAGACATCAGATTACGACCCAAACGCAGTCTACCACGTCACATACACGATGCTAGACTCAACGCTAACAGCACCAATCAGCGGTAGCATAGCGGTGAATCTACGCGGCACGGTAACGGATATGGTATCGTGGGCAAGTGATGCAGAGCGGCGGTTGAGCGTAGTTGAGACGAAGAAAGCGGAGAAGGACGCGCCTCAGTGGATTACCTCTACACTGCTAAACGACTGGAAAGGTTTTAGCGGAGGGAAGGTCGAGTATACAAAAGATCCAAATGGATTCGTACACATCCGAGGGATGGTTTCCTCTGGCGTAGTAGGCAAGGCAATTTTTAATCTGCCAAAAGGATACCGACCAAACGCGCCAGTATCGGAATCATCGTTGTCTTTTGACGGAGATGTTCAAGTTCCGTATCGTCTGGATATTAATCGTAATGGTGTTGTATCGATGGATGGTGGCGGGAACTTTTGGGTAATCGTTTCGACTATTTTCCAAGCAGAACAATAAGGAGGACGCAAAGTGAAAGAAGCAATCATAACTGACCTTAACGGTCGATACATCGAACCAACGCTCGTTGCGGACTCCGTGACGGGCGTTTTTGATAGGCTGGAACCAGTCAAAACGGAGGATGAAACGCCACAGGCTGCAGCTGAGTCTGACGAGCCGGAAACGGTGCTAATCGGATATACGGTGGCCGTTACGTTGCCTGACGGACTGTACGAGCCGATATTCGATGTCACCGGATATCGTAAGGCTATGAAGGCGTACGAGGCAGCATATGCGAAATACCTCAACGCAATGGCTTTGCACGATCCAGAAGGTGAGGATCAAACTCCGCAACCGCCTAAGAGTGTTGATGGCTCAAGCTTTTGGCGGAATGGATTGACTGGCGAGGAAATCGAAGCACTAAAGCCGAAACCGCAGCCTTCACAGACCGATGTACTCGGCCAAGAATTCACACAGATGAAGATTAAGAATATCCAGCAGCAGAGCATTATCGACGGGCTTGGCCGGGAGCTTACAAAGGCCAAACTCGAAATCATGCAGCTAAAAGGGGGACAAACAGCATGAGTTTTTGGAAGCTTGCTTTTGATTGTAAATGGATAGATGCAGATGGACTATGTGCAGCCGTAAAGACAGATGCGAATCAGTTCGGAGAAATTACACCAGAACAGTACAAAGAAATTACGGGGAAAGACTTTAAGAAATAAGGCGCTACCGCATAGGTGGCGCTTTTATTATGCCCTTGGGATTCCAAGGGCTACTTTAATCCGAGGAGGAAATGAAGTGGAAGTAAAAAGTTTGAATTGGTTTTCTGGTGTCGGCGCAATCGTCGTACCCTCGCTTCAATTTTTGTATGGGAGCGGCCAAATAGTAACAGGGGCAATGTTTGCCTTACTCTTCTTTATTGCATTGGACTGGCTCACTGGAATTAGTGCTGCACGTAAAGATGGTTCATATGCAAGCAATTATGGTTTAGCAGGTATTCCACGTACTTTTTTATCCTGTTGCTTCCTGCAGGCGGTCATTTGCTCGATGTTGCATTAGGCATTCCCGATATTGTCTTTGGTCTATTCGCATTCGGTGTACTGTACCACACAATTCAGTCAATGACGGCGAATGCGCTGCGGGCAGGCTGGGGCGGTTACTTCCCGGACTGGATCGTTACAAAGTTGATGGAATGGGCAAAGTCAGAACTCGAAAATAAGCTTGCTCGAGCAACGAGCAGAAAGGATGCTAAAAATGTTGGAAATTAGACAACGCCTACTTCCTGATGGAAGACAGAACAAGCCGAATAAGTTAATGGAACAGCCGCAATGGCTTACAATCCACAACACTGACAACTTACAGGGAACAGCGGAATCCCATGCTCGTTATATCTTGAATGGCAGCGGCGGTCGCCAAGCTTCATGGCACTATACCGTAGATGACAAGGGCATCTACCAGCATTTGCGTGATAATGAGCAGGGATGGCACGCGGGGGATAGTAACGGCCCCGGAAACCGGACAAGCATCGGCATTGAGGTGTGTATGTACCTAAAGATGAACACAGAGCAGTGCTGGCGTAATACAGCTTGGTTAGTTGCGAAGCTGCTGGATAAGTACAAACTCGATATCAGTCGAGTTGTGCCCCACAAGAAGTGGTCGGGCAAGCAATGCCCATCGCAGCTCCTTCCATACTGGGATCGTTTCCTGCAAATGGTACGCGACGAGCTGCGAAAGTTGCAACAACCTAACGCGGAAGCATTAGTTGTAATGAATGGCAAAACGATATGCGTAGGATCGTTTATGAATAGCCTTGTTACGGTTCCGGTGCGCAAATTGGCTGAAGTGCTTGGGGCGAAGGTGAGCTACAATGGCACATACGCCATTGTAAACGGACGGCCTATCATTGGCAGTCGATTGGTTCGTGATGTCACTTATGCGCCAGTTCGTGAAGTGGTAGAAGCTTGCGGAGCGAAAGTAACAGGATGGAATGGCAAGGAACGCAAGGTATCTATCCAGAAATCATAAAATGTTATATAATGACAAAGAGCCGTATGGGAAAGCATCCCTCGGCTCTTTTCGTTAAAATAACCTTTTGAGTAGCGCTTTATAAATCTTGTCATCCACTTCAAGTAATGATTTCTTCCCATCTTTGAACTCCAAAGCGATTATGTAAACACCTTTCTTTTTGGCAGAAAGTCCAGCCAACATCCCAACAGGCCCTAATAGTAATCCTCCGACAAGACCGCGACCAACTGCGCTTGTAGCACTCTTCCTAGATTCTTCGTCCATCACTTCATAATTTTCGACCGTGTTTTTATCAACTGATATAGCTGACCAGAAGCCAGTTGATATATTGACTATCCCTAATGCGGTCGACACCTGATTTCCTTCATAATCTCCCGCAATGACTTTGTTTTTCGCTCCCATGATCATCACCCTTTGGTTATTGTTACCTTTATTTTAGCAGAGGGTGACAGATTGTACCATGAAAAAAAGCCTTGTGTTTTTCACTATATGCTTTTTTCATCCTTCGGCATAACTTGAAGCAATCACGGGCAAATTAACAACGTAGATGAGCATATAGGGGTATGAGCATGGAGCTAAACGGGATAGATGCAAACATTGGAATAGTGGAAGTTGAAAAGTTCAACCTTCTTGAAGATGTATTATGGATCGCGGTTGATGGGAAGTTGCCTCGTTTCTACACAGCGGAAAAATCCTTCTATCAGGTAGTCACAATGGAGGAATTGAGGATTTGGCTTCACCCATTCGGTTTCAGATTGTTGGATAGGGTGAACTTGGTCAATACAAACAAGATAACCAAGTTAGATGATGAAAACAGAACTGTATGGTTCAATGGCAAGCATGTAACAGTTTCGAGAAGGAATTTAAAGAATATTCAAGAAGCTATAAAGAAGAGAAAACAATAATTATAACATATTTAAGCACGTTTTTATTGACCATTTAGGAGCGCAAATGGTATACCTGTTATAATTAAAACGGTGGTATAAATGAACATATATAACATCTTTAGAAGGAGATGAACATATATGTCATCCACTAAATGGGTAAACGAATATAAGCAAATGCGCGAAATTGAAATCGGGTTACAAGAAATGGAGCGTGAGAAATTCTTCATTTTATTCAATATTTTTTGTCATGAGGTAGAAAAAATTAATCCTTTATTGGCTGATGTCTGCCTAGAAATAGAAGAAATGATGAATGAAACATTTTACGGGTCACTGCAAGAGTATCGCAGTGGTTTTGTTGATGGGGCATTCATTGGATTGGGGTAA